TTGGGGGAAGGCTGAGGATATGTTGAAGGCATTTGACCCACAAACTTAGTCTAAAAATCTACCTTTAGTATCACGATGCCTGTTTCCGTTATGCGAAGAAATGTGTTCTCCTTGGTTTTTTATGAGAACTAGATTTTCTATTCTGTTGTCAGACCTTATCCCATTTATGTGATGAACCACCTCATCTTTTTCCAGAAACCTTCCAATACTCTCTTCGATTATCAATCTATGCTCTCTAATGTATCTACCATAAGTTTTGTTTGGATGGTTTGGTGAATAAACCATGACATAGCCATCTTCATCAATCCATTTTCCACTTTTCCATCTTGGGTTATTTTCCCCAGAATACTTACCAATACGACCTTTTGATATTTTATCCTTTTGCTCTTGTGACATTATTTGACCTTTTCTCATTCTTTACATTGTAGAGTTTGGATAGTACAATTTCAAGTATGAGAGACTTAACTAATTACGCTACACACTTACCATTACTCATTAAATCAATAGAGGCGACGGATGGACCAATTTTAGAATTGGGTCTTGGGTTTTCTACAATGATTATCCACATGATGTGTAAAACTACTGGTCGAGAAATCTATTCTTTTGAGAATGACTTGAAGTGGTTAGAGGAAAATAAAATATACGCCAGTGAGAATCACAAAATGTTCAAAGTCCATAATTGGGATGAGATTGATATTGACGAGACCAAGTGGGGAGTTGTTTTGATTGACCATAGACCGGCGATAGACAGAAAGAGACAGGCAGTGAGACTTCAACACAATGCCGACATCATCTTACTTCACGACTCAGAGCCAGAGATTGACCGATTCTACGGCTACTCACGCATCTATAAACACTTTCCCTACAGATACGACTACACGGCTTGTAAGCCATACACGACAGCCCTGAGCAAGACGGTAGATGTGGCTAAACTATTCGGCCAGAACCCAATCAAAAGCTAGTAAATCCTCTTCTGAGAGAATCCATTGATGGTCAAGACCATCCTCGAGTCTGATGTGGAGTATGTTGTCTTTGAGATAGCCAAAAGCCTCAGGTTTGGCCCAGTCAATTCTAGTAATTTTTTTGCCATCAATAACTTTTCTGATAGCTGTCGAGAAATCCATCGGTGGGTTTATCTTCATTTTGTTGGTGATTTGCTAACTAATAATTTTTTCGCCTCTTCAAGGTATTTATCTATGGCCACTCTAATTTGCTCCGAGACAGTTTTCTCAGATTTTGCTAGAGCTTTCAGGTTCGCAAGTTGCTCTTGCCTTAAATGTATTTGGTACCTTATCATAGATACAGTTATCATACACACCAATTATCATTTATGTCAAACAATATGAAAACCGCAATTATCGGACTCGGTTGGGTAGGCAAGTCCATGCTCAAGTTATTTCCAGACTCAGTAGTCTACGACCCTATTCTCCAAGGCAAAAATGGTGATATGGCCACAGCTACCAAAGAAGAAGTAAACCAGTGTGATGTAGCCTTCGTATGTGTCCCCACTCCCAATGTAGACGGCGGTGAAGGCAAATTGGACACTTCCATTGTCGAAGAGTCAGTAGACTGGCTTCAGACCCCTCTCATTGTCATTCGCTCCACAGTTAATCCCGGCACTTGTGCTTATCTTGCCTCCAAAACTCTCCAATATAAACACATTGTCTTTCAGCCTGAATATCTAGGTGAGACCCCAGCTCACCCAATGTATGACCCAAAGACTAGACAGTTCATCATTCTTGGTGGCGACAAACAGGACACCAGAAAACTCATTGAACTCTACGCCACTGTCTACAATGCCAACACAAACATCAGACAAATGAGTACGGTTGAGGCTGAGATTGTGAAGTTGTCCGAGAATAGAGCCATAGCCTTCAAAGTTGCCGAGTGTCAAGAACTCTACGATGTGTGCCAAGAGGCAAAAGTTGACTACTACACCATCAGAGAAGCAGTCTACTCAGACGACCCACGCTTCAATCTTTGGTGGAGCTTTATTTTCCCAGACAAGAGAGGTTTCAACTCGAAATGTATACCAAAGGATATTTATGCTTGGTGTGCTTGGGCTGAGTCTCTTGGCTATAAACCAGAAATAACTAGAGCCATATTAGAAAAAAATAAACAATGGATAAAAAATGAAAAGATTTGACCTATCAATCCTAATCCCAGCCAGAAACGAAATGTTTTTGGCCACCACAGTCAATGACATTCTCTCTCACATAGAGGGAAAGACTGAGATTATTGTGGTCCTAGATGGTGCTTGGGCCGACCCACCACTACCAGAGGACCCCAGACTCACGGTGGTATATCTCAGCAAGTCTATTGGCCAAAGGGCGGCGACCAACCTAGCTTGTCGCATAAGCGAAGCCAAGTGGGTGATGAAGTGTGATGCTCATGTGGCTTTTGACCAAGGCTTTGATGTGAAAATGATGAAGGCTATGGAAGGTCACGATGATTGGACAATGATGCCACGGCTCTATAATCTCCATGTTTTTGATTGGAAGTGTAAGAAGTGCGGTGCTAGATGGTATCAAGGACCAACACCAAAACATTGTATGAAGGATGAGAGAAACGAAAATCCTGATTGTGACAATATGACCGAGTTTGAGAGGGTAATGGTGTGGAAGCCACGCATGAATCGCCGGTCAGATTTTATGAGATTTGATAGCGACCTTCACTTTCAATACTTCGGTGAATACGGCAAAAGGCCAGAAGC